GGGATTAGCTTTCGTTCTGTAATTGGTCCTGTTGTTGCTATCACGGGTGCAGCGACGTTGTTCAATCGATCATTGAGCAAGTTTGCGGAAAGAGAAGCTGACGTAAAAGTGCTAACAAGCCAGTTAATAAGATTAGGAGCTACTTCAACACAACTTAAAGAATTAAAAAAAGCTGCGGACGAATTAGGAGACGCGACTTTATTTTCGCAGGATGACTTCATACAGTCATTCAATGTTTTGTCGTCATTTCGTGCAATTGCTGTTTCTTCTTTCACAGAAGTCTCTGAGGTTGCCGCCAACATTGCTCAGGTAATGGGGACTGACGTTAAAAGTGCAACCGTACAACTTGCTAAAGCACTTGAGGATCCAACTCGTGGGCTTACGGCGCTTTCACGTTCTGGAATTACTTTTAACGAAAGTCAAACTAAAACGATTAAAAACCTTGTCAAGTCGGGCAATTTATTAGATGCGCAAGCTTTAATTCTTGAAACAGTTAAGGGCCAGTATGATGACGCTGCGCGTGCTGCTGGTACTGGTTTTGCGGGCGCTGTTGATTTATTAGCGGAAAACACAGACGATCTCACGGAAGCTTTAGGTAAAGGGCTTGAGCCTGCAGCAGCAGCGGTCACAAACGGTTTAGCAAATCTTGTTAAAGTTGTATCTCAAATTCCAACACCAATAGGTCAGACAGCTTTGGCCATTGGCGGGGCCACTGCCGCTGTTTATGCGTTAAAAACAGCTACAGATCTTTTGATCGCAAGCAAGCTCGGGGCGTTTCTGACAACTCAAATAGGGTTGTTCAAGTTTTTTGGGGCTCAAATATACTTGACTGCTGCTGCCGCTGGGGTTTTAAAACTTGCTTTGGCGGCACTTCCTTTTGCAGTGATAACGCTTGCCGTTGGCACTTTAATCAAAACGCTTAATGATGCAAAAACAGCTCAAGACCGAATGAGCGCAGCCATTGACAGTGGCAGCAAAGAAATGATTGAGTCTGCAATTGCAATAGAAGAAGAAACGCTTTCGGTCGAAAGAAATAAAGCAGCCAAAATGTCCTTGCTAGGCATAAACGCCAAGTTACTTGAGTCGCAACAAAGGCTTGGTGCTTTACGAAAAGCCTTGAAGACAGCTAAGTCAACACCACCAGAAGAGGTAGATCCTCCTACAAACAATATTGTAAGTACAGACAATCAATTAACCAAGGCGCAACAGCTAGCTAATTTGTCAAAAGAACGAGTGCAGGCTTTAGAGGATCAAGCCTCCTTAGCATCGGCGCTTAACGAGGAAGAACAACGTAGGTTTCAGCTAAATATTGATTTGCGAGAAATTGCAGAAAATGCAAAAGGTTTTGCAGAAGAAGACGTACATGCACAAATTGCGGCAAGGATTGAGCTTGAGGAAAAAGTTAACGCTGCTATTGCTTACAACAAAGCATTAGAAGACACAGCGAAGATAGAAGAAAAAGCACGTAAGGATCGCAAGAAGGCAGAAGAAGACGCACGTAAAGCGCGTGAAAGCGATCCACTGGTTCAGATGCAACAAGAGCTAGACAAGCTTGTTTCAAAAGAAACGCAGGCTTTACACGCTGCTACTTCTATTGGCAACGCATTTACAAATGCTTTTAGTGACGTAATAACTGGGACCAAGTCTGTATCAGAGGCTGGGGCAGACATGTTGAAATCTATTGCCGCTGACTTCTTGGCAATGGCGAAAAAGATTATTGCTCAGCAATTGGCAATGATCTTGTACGGCACGATCATGAAAGCCCTGGGCGTTTCAATGCCTGGTGGCGGCGGTAGTTCGTCTGATCCTTTTGGGACAGGGCTTTCAAGCGTTTCGCAAATAGGCGGCAATGGATTTATCAGGCCCTTCGCAGAAGGCGGCTATGTCAACAGGCCAACCAACGCATTAATTGGTGAAGGTGGCGAGCCTGAGTACGTCATCCCAGCATCCAAAATGCGTGAAAGCATGTCGCGTTATTCGCGCGGTTCACGCGGCAATAGCGTCATTCCTGCCAACGGTGGCGGTGGAGCGCAAGACAGCGGCGGCGGTACTACAGTTGCCGCACCGATCGACGTTCGCTACACCGTGGAACGTATCAACAGCGTTGATTATGTAACCGCTGATCAGTTCCAATCTGGTATGAGGCAAGCTGCTAATCAAGGTGCTAAACAGGGTGAACAGCAGACATTAAAACGATTGCAAATGAGCAGTGGCACGCGTAAGAGGCTAGGGATGTGACGCAGTTTGCTTTTGGTCACGCATTGCAAATTGTGGTGCGAGGCGGTCCTGATTTTCGCTTTCAAAACTTTTTTATTGGGAAAAACATGACCCATACTGGCACTGATGGTGTAAACACCAATTTTCAGTTTGTGCCGTTTGGGTTTTCTGGCGTTACTGTCAACCGTACAGGTGATGGGCTTGAAGCATCGATTGTTTTCCCCAACAATGATTTGACCAGGAGCTGGGGCGTAAAAGCAATTGAAAGCAGTTACTTGATGGTGGTTGAAGTGTTAATTATTGACAACTCCGACAACAATGAGGGGCAGGTAGTAGCGAGCCCAGGGGCTACTGTCGTTCACACTTACAACGGCCTAGTCACTGGCGGGCAATGGGACAACACTTCCCTCAACTTAGAGTTGAGTTCTGTTTTGGATGCTGTTGGAACGGATGTGCCAAGGCGATCGTTGACACAGCGTATGGTTGGTAACTTGCCGATTAGTAACAGTGTCCGATTGCGCTGATCTTATTGGAATGCCGTATCGGCTAGGAGCTGACGGCAGCGATGGCCATATTGACTGCATACACCTTTGCTACAAGGCTTTAGGCCATATCGGCATTGATCCGCCACCGTTTAAGCAGTCCTGGTACGAAGCAAGCAAGTGGGAAGTATCGCGTGATTTGTTGAACTGGGGTTTTCGGGTCAAGAAGCCTGAGTATGATGGGGATATTCTGCTGTTACCGCAGCAATCCTGGGCATTCGCAGTCACATGGCAGACGGGAATCTTGTACGTCAACCGCAGAATGGGAAAAGTGCAATGGTCTATGGCCCGTCTGTTTACGACGTACCACTGCTTCCGTACGAAAGAGAATTAATAAAGACGATTGGGATTACAGAAGAAGAGTATCAACTGTTTGCAGCTGAAGTTAGACGGCGTGGTCGATTAAGACCTGCAGCGTATGAGCATCTTCCTGACATTCAAGCGACTGGTTTTGTTGAAACAGCTTTAATTAGTTTTGCAATCAGCTTGGTTCTGACCGGCGTCTCATACCTGCTGACGCCAAAGCCAAAGATGCCAGAGGCATCAAGGCGGTCGCAGCTTGACCTTGGTAGCGTCAACGCTGGCAATCGTTTTACGCAAAGTAGAGGTTTTGACAGTCTCAACGAATTAGCGGATTACGGCTCACCCGTTCCAATCATCTTTGGCCTCTACAACGAGACTTCAAGAGTTGGTGGGATGCTCGTCACGCCAAGGCTTGTCTGGTCACGGATGTTTAGCCATGGCACGCAACAGTCAGCCAAACTAATGTTCGTAGTAGGCGAGCAAGGTTTTGCTAACGGCATTGCCCCTGAAGGTATTGAACCACCAACCCTTGAGGGAATTTTTCTTGGCAATAATGCTTTAGACGTTATACATCAAGATTTTTTCGCTTTTTACTGGAAGAAAAACACAACCACTTCTAACAATAGCCGAATAAAAGGTGCCAATTTAATTTTTGGAACGCAGGGCGGAATAGACAGTGGGAATCCCACGGGAAGCAGCGCCGATGATGACGACATGTTTTTATGTCCCAGCAACGTTGCTGATCTAACTACAGATTTTTGCCATGCGTATTCGCCTACAAATAATGTAGATTTTGGGATGTATGGTGCGATTCCAAACGGCAACGGTTATCGGATAAATTATGAAACTGTTAGCATCCCTGAAGAGACTAAAAGCAACCAAGCCCGTCAGTTAACATTGCGCCGAATAAAAATTGTTGGGGATAAAAATCAAAATATAGACGGTAGCGATCAAAAACAGTTAAAAAAAGCACAGAAGCTAAATCAAGAGGGAGAAGGTCGCCAGTACAGCCCGCGCATGGGTCTTGTCAAGTTAATCAAAAACAACGGCAGCGAAATTACTGTTGACGACGATTACGCTGGGCAATTAAGAGCTGTTGTTGATGTAAGAGCAGGCGATCAGTTAATTTTTGATATTGACCCAAGTTCAATACCTGAAGACAAGTACCAACGTACCAAAAGCAGGGGAGGAGAAAATGTTGACGATATTAATGCGACTGTTGTCGCAGAGCAGATTGCTGCTGACAACTCAATGCAGGTTGGTGAGAGGTTTGCTATTGGCAACACGATTTGGAAAGTTACTAAAAGAAGGCTTGAACAGTATGACCCTGAAGGTAACCGAAGCCAGCTTATTACATTGCGTTGTCTTGATTCAGACGAGTCACGCAATAGGCAAGTTGGTTTAGTCAGCTTTGATCTTGTTGTTAAACCTAAGACAGGCTTTATTAATGATGAGGCTGGGGTTGGCGCTGCCTTTTTCCCGTTTACTAATGTTTCTACGGGTCTAGTAAGAAACAACAGACCTGCTGTTGTAACTGAAATTGGTATAAAAAGCAGAGTTTTTCAACGCTTAAATGGAATATGTTCGTTTAATGCTGTTCCCACTCCAAATGAGTTAAAAGATTTTGATAATGAAGATGTTACCGTGCGTTCTGGAACGTACACAGGAACAATTAAAAGGTCTTCTGTGTTCCAAGTGTTTGTCCGGCAAGCCGGCCTAGATGCAAACGGGGATGCGTTTAGATTTAGCAGGATGGACATTTATTTCGTAGTTACAGGTAGCAAGCCTGTTGATCAATACAACTTTATTCGTTTTACTAACCCACAAGATTTGCCGCCAACAGAGCTTGAGTTTAAATTTATAGGCATCCCAGCGTCTGAGCTAAGAAGCCTTGGAGATGAAGCACCTGTTATCAGACTTTCAGCTTCTGTTTCTGACGAAAGGGAAGGCTTGCTCCGTTTGCCGGCTGATGTCCCAGGGCTTGGAAGGTTTGTAGTTTCTGTTTCTGGAACGAGGACGACTAAGTCGCAGATCAGGCTCAATAAAGAATTTATTCGCAAGCCAAGGGTCGTAACCGAAGTAGGCGGCAGAGATATTCCTCAAGGGGTCGAGCGTAGCATCGTGTTACCGCAGGACCAAAGCGGAAGTATTAAAGTAGCAACGGCTATTGAAAGAGAAGCAAATATATCTAACAGCGCAAATATCACTTCCGGCAAAAACGGGGCATTTTTCCACGAAATTTTCGGCAAATGCGACGACGATCCAATTAACGAAGGTGGTATAAAAACTTTGCAAACTAGAGAAAAATTGACTGCAAACAATCGTTTATGGATGGCTGTTAAATGGACTGTGCGAAAAACAAGGCTTCCTGACACTCATTATGCTCACGTAAACAACGGCATTACTTTTACTTGGGCTTTTGTCAGTTGTGAGGTTGTAGGCAGTTCAGATGGTTACAACATTGGGCAAATTGTTGAATTTAAGCGTGGTTCAGGCGCAACTGCCGGGGCATCTGGAAATTATCCAACTAATGGTTCCAATCCGTTTGTGCCTAACAACCCTGGCGGAACAATGACTTTCTCTGGTCAGCGTTATAGGGTTCTTGATATTGACACACAAGAGTTTGCTGTTGGACGACCGCAAGGGTACTATTACGAACTTTTTGGGAGTGCAGCTAATTTAAATATTGGGGAATCAAAAACTATTGTTCGTAGCTACGCGTCTGGGTCAAAGGTAATTAAAGTGGAGATGACCGCAACAGTAAAAGAACAAGTCAATCACTTTAGCGGGGAAACAAAAGGCTGGAACCATCCTCAGACTCCAATCCCTGTAGTCCAAGATTCTGACACAACAGACAATTGGAACGAAGGCGATGTTTACGACGACTTAGTCAACGTTTCGTCCGATAACCCTTATATCACTTCTTACGTGCAAGTTGGTTTTAGATACGTTGTTGGCGATATCGACAGAACAGAAGCGCAATCTATCGTTACAGGAGATACATTTTTTGAAGAACAAAGCCAATACGCCGACCTTAGCCTTTACAGAGGTCTAGTGCAAAAATCAAACGAATCTGAGCCTGAACACAGCATTGTTTACGTCAACGAAGTCGTGCCAAACGAACGAGTGCCTGTGTATAACAACTTGACGATTACTGGCTTGTCACTGAAGGCAAGCCGTAATTTTACAAGTTTAGATCAAATGCGTTGCTGGCTCGGCAGCGGGTTACACGTTAAACGATTGCATCCTGACCTTTCTGTTTACAACTTAGAAGGTCTCGGGACTAACGGAAAAGTTTCAGGGCCTAGTAATTTGTTTACTGACCTTGTTTTTTACTTGCTGACCAATGAAATGGGTGGAGCGGGAGGGTTATTAAAGATGAACGAGAACAATGCGTTTCTTTTAAATGAAGATGATTTTAAAGAGACCTCACGCTTCTTGTATGCACAAAAGTTGTTTTTCAATGGAGTGCTCGGGGATAAAACAAATCTTCGCCAGTACATTACAGATGTAGCGCCTTACTTCTTGTGCAACTTTGTAATCATGGATGGCAAGTTTTCATTAAAACCTGCTATCCCTCACATGGCGGACAGCGGCCAAATTAATCTTGGGCCAGTGCCAATTGAGCAGCTATTTACGAATGGCAACATTCTTGAGGACAGCTACAAGCTCGAGTATTTGAGAAGCGAGGAGCGCAGACCGTTTAAGGCAGTGGTGCGTTACAGGCAAGAAGTTAAAAACAAATTACCTGAAGAAAAAGTTGTTGAAGTAAAACTTCCAGGCCAACTAGAAGAGCACGGCTTAACGTTGCTGCCACAAGAACAATTTGATTTAACGCAGTTCTGTACTTCAGAAAACCACGCTATTCAGGTTGCAAAATACTTTCTAGGGCTTCGCAAGTTAGTGACGCATACAATCAACTTTTCAACGACGATACATGGTTTAAACCTGCGGGCCGGGTCTTACATAAAGGTAATTACATCTTCCAGCCCTTACTCCAGCGCAAATAACGGAACGATTAGCAGCACTGGAGCGGTAACAAGTATTCAGCACATGCCTGACGGGCAATATTCAGTTTCTTTCTTCAAGACCGATTCAAACGATACTGAGGATGCAGTCATGCAGGTAAGCAACAGCATTGTGTCTGACTCGACTTTCCATAATTCAGTTTTTACGATCAAAAACGAAAAGGTCTCGCAAAACGTCTACGTTGTAGAGCAGTTGACGTTCTCGCAAGAGGGCACTGTTGATATCGTTGCTTCAGAGCATCCTTGCGATGATGATGGGGTTAGCGAGCTTGCGAAGCTGGTCGCAAGTGAAACCTCTGTTATTACGGTACGACCCTGATGGCCTTCCCTGCACTTGCCCCGTCATCTCGGGCGTTTGAGTCGGGAGACTATCCCGTCAAAACGTTTAAGGCGCAAAACGGCAAAGAGCACCGTATTTTGTACGGCAGCAACCGAACCGGAATGAAGCTGTCGTTGAGCTACGCAAACATTACGGACGCTAGCGCCGAGCTGTTTTTGGATCATTACGATGAAGTGCAAGGCACGTTTGGAACGTTTTTTATTGGTGAAGATGCTCGCAAAGGCTGGGAAGGTAACAGAGATGCGATTGGCGCGGCATTTCATGGCAACAACTACAGGTACGAGGGTCCGCCACAAGTCGCGCAGGTGCGACCTGGCATTAGCACTGTTACAGTGAATTTGATTGGTGTGCTCTGATGGCTACTTTTTACACCGGTAGGCACGGAAGTTTGTTGCTTGATGGCGATACTATTGCTCAGGTCCAAAACTGGACCGTTAGCACGACTGTCTCGTTGCTGAACGTCAGAACGCTTGAAGAGAGCGATGACCGGTTTTTCCCCGAGAGTCGCACTACCAGCGGCAGCTGTCGGATTCTTTATTACGACACACAGGCAGACAACGCTAGCTCATTCATCAACAAAGTAATTAAAGCAAGAGACGGAAGCCCGGGCTTTGGTGCGTCTTTGTATCAAGGTAACGAGCCAGACGAATATCGATCTGATTTGCGTCTGAAAGTGGATGATGGAACGGCGGACGGTCGTTACATTGAGATGCGTGTGTTAATTACGAATGTAACTTTAACGATGGCAGTTGGTGAAATTTTTGCGGCAGATATTACGTTCCAAGCGTCAGGCGCTCCAACATTCGTGAATATTTAATGACTGTATATCTTGGTACGCACGGCGAAATTGAGCTAGAACGTGTCTTCAATGGCGGCACGTTGCGCTCAACGATTGATGCTGCTGACGTGAACGCAACAGAAAAACGGTTTAGCTTTGACTTTGAACACGGTCAGCTAGTAACAGGCGATCAAATTGAGATTACGAGCACAGACGGCAGTGCTCTTGATTTCATAAATAGTTATTCAGATTCAAGCGTCAAGAAATTTATTTTCGTTGACGAGCTAGACGGCATCAGGCTTTACAACAGTTTTGCCCATGCGGTCAGTGGCGGCAAGACGAATGCAGTTGCTCTTGCAGCTCCAGGCGATTCGATACCGATTGAGGTAATTGTTGAATCTGCCGCGCCACGTCTTTTAGCTCAAGTTAACAGCTTTGAGATCAACACTGAACGTGAGACGGTTGACACGACAGTGCTGTCCGACGAATTTCGTTCCAGAATTAACACTCTGATTTCTGGTTCTGGTCGCATTACTGCTTTTTGGGAATATACCGGGAACAGCGCCCAAGAGGTGCCAATGTATTTATACGAGTTAGCGCATCGCACAAAGGTTGGTAGCAATTTTATCGGACGTTTTTACATTAAAAAGAACGGGTATAACCCAAGCGGCGTTACAGAGCGTGAAGACGATGAAGTTTGGTGGCGCGTTGAAGGAATTATCACAGCAGCAGCCATTCAGTTTTCGCCTGACAGCACAGTGCAAATCACTGCCGACTTCATAACAACAGGTGAGCTAAGGCTAAGGATTAAAACTGAAGTACCAGATGCGGTCTTGCAGGAGGACTCTGGTGAAATACGCTTGGATCAAGACAGCGGCGCTAAACTGCTGTTACAGCAGGACATTTAACACGGAGCTAGCCGCCAATGGCTGATCTTAAAATTAGCGAGCTTAATGCTCTAGCTGGCTCCGCTCTAGCGACTGGGGATCTGGTTGCTGTTGTTGACAGCAGTGCCAGTGAGACAAAAAAGCTGACGGTCGGTGATCTAGTCGCCAACGGCGTCACCTTGATCAGTGACGACACGATCCCTGGCGCAAAAATTCTGTTTGCTGCAGGCGGCATTGCTACAGCAGACATTGCTGACTCTGCAATCACCACAGCCAAGGTGGCAGACGACGGCATCACAGCTGCAAAGCTTGCGAATGAATCAACGGTTGATCTGGTCACAACGCTGCCTGTATCTGGAGCGTTTACGGGTCAGCTTGCTTTAGACACGGACGACAACAACTTATATGCGTGGTCGGGGTCTGCATGGCTCAGTTTAAAAGCTGCTGGTTCGATTAACACCGTTACTGGCAGCACGGTCGGCATTGTTGACATCACTGCAACAACGACTGGCAGCAGTGTTGCGATTGCAGCCGTCATTAACGACACATCTGCGGCCAATCAGTTTATGGCTGGCCCGACCGGTGCTGGTGGTGCGGTCACGTTCAGAACGATTGATAGCAGTGATATCCCTGTTGCAACGACAAGCGCCAAAGGCGGTGTAATCGTCAACAGTGAAGGACTCCGCATGGACTCCAACACGATTGAAGTTGATAACGATGTCGCAGCTAGTACCACGCACCATGTGGTGACTTATACGGCTAAAGGGTTAGTGACTGGCGGTCGTGCTCTGACGGCTAGTGATCTGCCTGCTGCAACCAGCTCAGCCAAAGGTGCTGTTATTCCTGGAACGGGTCTTGCTGTTGATGGCAGCGGCAATCTCAATCACAGCAACACAGCCACAACTGGCACCTTCACCAAGGTGACGATTGATGGCCAAGGTCATGTCACAACAGGCGCAACGCTTGTCGCATCTGATATTCCTGATTTATCAGCCGCAAAACTGACAAGTGGAACAATTGGCAGTGCATTAATTGCATCTGATGCTGTTACCGCAGCAAAGCTTGCAGATCAATCTGTTACCAAGTTTGGCGGCTCTGGAGCGACCGATAATGTGGTTACGTTTCCGGCTGGTGACTATAAAGGTCAGTTCTTCTTTGATGAGAAAAACGAAGATCTCTACGTTTTTACTGGAGAATCTTTTCTGCCGATCACGGTTATTAGCGGCAACCTTGTTAACGCTGGAACGTATAACGCCAATACGAATTTAGTTGGCTCTGTCACGACTGCTGGTTCTGCTGCTGGCTTTACGGCAGGAGGGGCCCTGCCGAGTCCCGCCACGGGAAATTTAAATTATTACGTGGTCGTCAGCGATTCGGGCACCGGCTCAGGTAATGCACCTGCTGTGAGTTTGGCACCACCGGATATGTTGATTTCGCTTGGCAGCGGATCAACGTTCCAGCTAATTGATGTCTCGAACGCTATTGCTGGCCAGACCGCAGCCAATATTTCGGTTGTTGCTACTGGAGGTATCAGCAGCACAGACGTGCAGGCTGCACTGCAGGAACTTGATACCGAGAAGTTAGGCGCTGCTAGCCCAACATTTACTGGGACGGTGTTGCTGGGTCAGAACGCTGTATTGGCATTTGAAGGTTCTGCTGATGATCAGCACGAACTAACGATTACTTGCACCAACCCAACTGCTGATCGCACGATCACATTCCCCAATGTGACCGGCAACGTTATTACTTCTGGCGATACCGGCACGGTTACCAGCGCAATGATCGCTGATGCCACGATCGTCAACGCTGACGTTAGTGCTACAGCTGAGATTGCAGTTAGCAAGCTTGCAAACGGCACAGCACGGCAACTGCTGCAAACCGATCCTGCTGGAACGGGCGTTGAATTTACAAGCAACGTTGATGTCCCTGGAACGTTGGACGTTACTGGTGTTGCGACGTTCGACAGCACATCAACCTTTGCGGGTAACGCTACGTTCAATGGCAGCCTGATCTTTGAGGGTGCAACGCCTGACGCGCATGAGCTGACGTTGAGTGTTGCTGATCCAGGTGCTGACGTTACGGTCACGATTCCTGCTTCGACAACAACGCTTGCTGGCCTTGCTGTTACTCAGAGCTTTACGAAGGCACAGCGTGGAACGCCTGTTGCCTTGACCGATGGGGCAACGATTGCTGTTGACATGAGTTTGGGCAACAACTTCAGCGTGACTCTTGCTGGCAACAGAACACTTGGCGATCCAACCAACGTGACGGCTGGTCAGTCTGGTGTGATTGTGGTTACGCAGGATGGAACGGGAAGCAGGACGCTTGCTTATGCGGGCACGAAGTATAAGTTTGCTGGTGGTACGGCACCAACGTTGACGACAACGGCTGCTGCGGTTGATGTATTGGCTTATTATTGCGAGAGCGCAACGCGCATCACGGTTACTTCGCTACTGAACGTTTCATGAGTATTCCTGGTGCTGCAAGTCCGCTGTTTCTAGCAACGACTGGAGCGGCGGGTGCTTTTGAAATTTCTAGGTCGCTTAGATTTAACAGCGGTGATTCTGCGTATTTAAATAGAACCCCAAGTGCTGCAGGTAATCTCAAGACGTGGACTTGGAGCGCATGGGTAAAAAGAAGTGGTCTTGGTGCTTCAACGACACTTTTTGAGAGCAGGTCAGGATCAAGTGATACGACAATGATGAAGCTATATTTTGATTCAAGTGACCAGCTTTGGGTCGTTAACTATAGTTATTTTCCACTAAAAACAACACAAGTATTTCGTGATACGAGTGCGTGGTACCATATCGTTTGGGTTTTAGACGTAACACAAAGTACATCTTCTAACAAAATGAAGTTGTATGTCAACGGAATAGAAATTACAAGCTTTGCTACTGACAGTAGAGGAGCACTGGGTACCAACGATCAAGCCATAAATCGTGCTCAGGGCCATTGGATAGGAGCACAACAAGGGACTGCAGATTATTTTAATGGATACTTAGCCGAGGTCAACTTCATTGACGGGCAGGCGCTTGCGCCGACTGACTTTGGCGAAACTGACGATAACGGGGTCTGGCAAGCTAAGGAATTTACTGGGACGTATGGATGGTTTAATAACAGTCGGGCGTGGAGTGATTCGTCAGTAACAACTTTTACTAATGCTTTTAGTTTAAGCTCATTCCCGCCATCTCTGCTATTTAATGGTAATATAACTGATGGTGTACCTTCAGCTGAAAGTGGTGACTTTGTTATCTCTTTCTCTACCGCAGTCACTGTTGCGTCTTCTGTATTAATATTGGTCACTGATGGAAGTGTTTCGTCTGTAACCTTTGATAGTAACTCTGCTAGTAATACATCTGGAGATAAGTGGGAAGCTTCTTTTTCAGGCACTTTCAGTACCATCACCATAGTTGGAAGCAATAACAGATATGTTAAAGCTATATATATTGACGGTAAACTCTTAATTGACTCCAGCGTATCCGTAGCAGACAATTCTTTTCGCCTGCCGTTTACAGACAACAGCGGTGCAACTGCAACAACTTTAGGGAAAGATACTTCCGGCAATGGGAACAACTTTACGCCGAATAACTTTAGTGCTGCAGCGCCTACTGCTAGCTATAGCTCAGCTCAGGGATCAAATATAACCACTACAGAAGCTGCTAAAGTTTTTGACACTGATGACTCAGATTATGGTGTTGCAACTGGCGACCTTATTGGGTTCGCCTATAGCGGTAATTCTGTTGAGATGAAGATTCAAAATATAGATACTACTCAAACCACTCTTAATTTCTATATTCAGCCTTTTGTAAGTGGCGGTGCTACTAATTCTGGAAGCTGGAGTAATCCTTCTGTAGGAACTGTAAATGCAAATGTTTGGAGTATTCCTGCAAATTCTACGGGAACTGCAACATTTACATTCCCATCTGGCTATGACGGCGTTGGAAGATTTTACCTGGGTGGCTGGTCTTCTTCGTTCCGTATGTATTCCATGAAGGCTGGACCCGCAGAGGGATCAGCTATCGACTCCCTAGTTGACACTCCAACCAACGGCGACACAGCAAGTGACAATGGAGCGGGTGGAGAAATCACGGGCAATTATGCGACGTTTAACCCTTTGAGAGACGATAGAAGTGGATATAATGAAGCACCAACAAATGGAAATTTAGAAACCAACCCTAGAGGAGATTTTGTAAGCACTATTCCAGTTAAAAGTGGTAAATACTATTGGGAAATAACTATCGACACGCAAGGGAGCCCCGGCCAAAGTTATATTGGTATTGTTGATCAAGACCAAATCAGCACAGGTGGCTCGCGTGGGTGGGGTACATCACAGATTGCTGCAATTAGAAACGTAGGTTCATTCTACGGAGACGGCAGCACTGGGACTGCAGTCACTTTTGCCGCTGGGGATATTTTGGGTTTTGCGTTAGACGCAGACAACAATAAATTATGGATCAGCAAAAACGGTACTTACGTCAATAGTGGAAACCCAGCAGGTGGGACTGGACATGCTTTTAGTGGGCTATCTTTTAGCGCGTATCTTTTTATAGTATCTGATTCTAATACTGGTAACAAATACATTTTAAACGCAGGCCAGCGAGCGTACAATACCGCCGCACCAACAGGGTTTAAAACTTGGTGTACGACGAACCTCCCGACCCCAACGATTGCGGATGGCAGTCTTTACTTTGATACGAAATTATATACAAGCACCGGTGCAGATTTATCCGTAACGGGATTACAATTTTCTCCAGATTTTGTATGGGTCAAAAATCGCCAAACCGCTAACAGACACGCTCAGTTTGATATTGTGCGTGGTCCAAATAAATACATAAGTTCTACTAGAACCAATGCTGAAATCACTACTTCAGGGTCTGGTTACGGCACAGGCACATTTAATTCGTTTGACGCAAATGGGTTTACGCTTGGAAATGATGTGGGCGCAAATGTTACCAACTACCCTTCTGGGGACGGACATGTGGCCTGGGCGTGGGACGGGGGGACATCGACGGTATCTAACACTGACGGCAGCATTACTTCCAATGTCAGAGCACAGCCAAGTGCTGGGTTCAGTATTGTGTCCTATACCGGCACAGGTTCAAGCGCAACAGTCGGGCATTCGCTTAATGTTGCTCCGGCTATTTATATTATTAAAAGCCGAAGTGCAAGCACTAACTGGCAAGTAAGTACAACTGCTATTGATGGAAGCCATGACTATTTAATTCTAAACAGTACGGGTGCAAAACAAGACAGTGGAAGAACGGCTCCAACTTCTTCTGTTTTTAGTACCGGTTCAGGATCTGACTTAAATGGTTCTGGTAGCACTTACATCGCCTACTGCTTCGCACCTGTCGAAGGGTATAGCGCAATGGGTAGTTACGAAGGTAATTCAAACGCAAATGGGCCATTTATTTACACCGGAATGCGCCCGAGTTGGATATTGGTAAAGAATGTAGACACTGGTGACAGCTCAGCTGACTGGTTTATTTACGACACTAAAAGAAGTGCTTTTAACGCTGTCGATGATCAGTTGTACCCAAACAGAAACATTGTTGAGGCTGCTTCAAGCACGCACGCTTTTGATATTCTGAGTAATGGTTTCAAGGTTAGAAGTTCATCAACGTCAGGGCTAAGTAATAAAAGTGGAGACACATACATTTATCTCGCATTTGCTTCTAACCCGTTCGCCAGCAATGGCGGGCTTGCTCGTTAAACTTCGTTCATCACCTGCATCCTCATGGGCTATCAAATCGGCGATCGTGCATTACCCCTAGACACACCATGGGAACATAACGACGTTCAATACCCTGCCAATTGGCTTCGATTAAGCAGTTCGGATGAGCGTGCAGCTCTTGGAATTTCGTGGGTTAATGATGCGGTTGCCTACAACCAAAAGTTTTATTGGGGTTACGACAGCGACGGCAACCTGATTCCCAAGACTTATACAGACTTACAAACCAATTGGGTTGCTCAAACAAAGCAGACAGCAAACTCGTTGCTTGCTCCTTCTGATTGGCGCGTCATCAAAGCCAAAGAACGTGGGACCACGATGAATGCTGGCTGGAAGACCTGGCGTCAAACCATTCGTACGGAATGCGCCACCAAGGTCACAGCAATTGAGAACTGCGCTTCTATTGGTGACGTTTCGCCTCATGCTGATTTAGCGCGTGTCCAAGCGTTAGCTGAATATGTGACTGGATCGGATTACCCTGCGTGGACTGCCGACCCAGACAACGTTTCCGAATGACCTTTCTTTTTGGTGCGCTAGCTGGGGTTGTACTGACAACCCTTGTCCTAGCCTTTGATCCAGACGACAACCTGTACGAGGATGAGCTTGACCACTAGACCTGACCCAATGATCCCTTGCAAACCAGGGGCTGAGGATCTTGAAGCAATGAACAATCGCATTGTCTGGTTAGACATGCTTTACAAGCTTGAAGGCCGCGACAAAGCAGACCATCCAAAGCGTGGTTTGTACACCGGGTTACATAAGCGTCATTTTTCAACGTTCCCTGGAAGGGATGAAAACTGATCCTGTAGATCACATTCAAAACCGTCCATTGACTGGGCCAGTTAATCTGGTGCTAGGAACTTCAACCCTTTCTAAAAATGATCAAGTCTCTTGTTCTTGGTGCAGCCGCTACGGCAGTTGCATTGGCACCAACGTCTGCCCTCGCTGGTCCTTACCTGAACCCAGAATTTAACGGCGCAACTGTTGGCGACGATTACTTGGGTGGTGCGTTGAACCTTGACGTTGGCTACGAAGGCGGCCAAGGCGCTTATTCTTGGTTCATCCAGGGTGGCCCTGCAATCCTGATGCCAAACGGTTCAGAAAACGAAGTTGAGTTTGCCGGTAAATTCGGTGGATCAGTGGAAGTTGCTGAAAACGTTAGTTTCTATGGAGAACTTAGCGGCGTAACTGGCGACGACTTCAGCTGGGGATCAAAGCTCGGGTTGAAGTACGCATTCTGAGCTAGTCTTTAAAAGAGCAACTGCAACCTTCCCTGGTCTCACACAGCAGGGGAGGTTTTTTCTTTGCAATTTGATCATGCAAAAGGTTTTTAATCTGCTTGGCGCTACAGCATTCCTGATGTCTGGAGCGATGGTTGCTGGGTCGGTTGTGCTTTACACGCGAATCCCATCAATCACGAAGCACTACATGGGTGAGCTTCAAACTGAGCTAACCAAGATCGTGACTGACATGGTTCCAGCAGTTGATGACGTGATGCCTGAACTGCCATCAGCTACAGGCCCAGCAATCGAAACGCCTAAGTTGCCGTTCTGATAAGTGCCGGAAATACCTGAGATTGGTGTGGGGCGTATTGGCGTTCCAGAAATACCAACTTGGAGAAGTATTCCGCCGCAAAGCATTCCGTC